ACCTAGAAATCGGCGGTCAGCTCTTCCCGTGTTACGACCTCGACTGTGGCATACAAGCACAAAGCGCATAAGGAGAAATATGTACACCATCATCAGCCCACGCCTCGGAACCCCGGGCGATCAGTTCATCCCAGAAGACGGTGTCAACATTGACGCACTGCTCGACGGCGGCCTGATATCCACCGACACCCCAAAGAAATCATCTAAAGTCAAATCAGAACCCAAGGAGCAATAGACATGGCTATCAGCAGCACTTACCTTTCTAACCCAAGCGTCACGATCAACTCGGTTGACTTGACAGATCAGTGCACAAGCGCGGTCATCAACTATGTGTCGGAACAACTTGAAAATACGACATTCTCAAATACATCAAGGTCGTTCACATCGGGTCTGTACTCGAATACCGTCACCGTAACTCTCTACCAGAGCTACGCAGCAACAGAAACCGAAGCCAGCATCTACAGCCTCGTAGGAACAACCACGACGCTTGTGTTGAAGCCATCTTCGGCAGCTGTCGGTGCAACTAACCCGTCGTACACTTTGACGGGCGCTTTCTTGTCGGCACACACACCGATCAACGCTTCACTCGGCGAACTGTCCACGATCGACCTCACATTCGCTGGCGGCGTTTTAACTAAAGCCGTCGCATGATCTCGCGGCATCAGCCGCTGAGAATTACAAGTAGCAAGACCGCACAAGCGGAGCCTTGCCCGACAAAGGAGAAACAATGAAAGTCAAACTATCTATTGACCTCGGCGACGGTAAGCCAGCGCGCGAGATGACCACCAACATGCTTGCCATTGTTGACTGGGAACGAACAGAGAACCGTCGATCAGCAGACGGCAAAGGCATCGGCTTTAGCGACATGTGCTGCTGGGCTTACACACTTTGCAAACTTGCTGGAGACAAAGTGCCAGCCAACTGGCGCGAGTGGGTTGCCGAGAACCCTGACATGACCATTACACCTATCAACGAGGTAGCAGACGAGACCCCTTTCATCGAGGGACTTGGCGGCGAAGCCTCTGCGAAGTCCTAGCGTTAACAGGCTTCTGGCCAAAGGAGATCGAGTTCACTATGCGAGACCTGAACACTGTCACCTATGTGCTTGAGCAGATGCACCGTAAGAAGTAACTATGCCTGTCTCTCACAGCGTCGAAGTAGTCGGTCTTAAGGAAACGATTAACGCCTTACGCAAGATTGACCCACAGCTGCAAAAAGACTTTAAGGCTGAAGCGACAGCGATTGCACAACCAGCCATAAACGCCGCAAAGGCTGCTTACAGTCAGTTTCCATTGTCAGGCATGGCGCGCAAGTGGTCTGATCGAGGCCGCAAGATATTCCCGTTTACGATCTCGGGCGCACAGTCAGGCGTAAAGATGCGCTTTGACACTCGACGCAATGCTGTAGGCGTAATCCTGATTGAGCAAAAGAACCCAGCGACAGCAGTCTTTGAGGGTGCAGGCCGCAAAGACACAAACCGTTTAGGCACATCACTTGACTCGGTCAGCTCTGAGCGCGGCTTTGCTATGGCGATGCCGGGTAGGACTCGACTAATCGGGCCAGCGGTCTATAAAGCTCGACGCGGCATTGAGGGCGAAATGGAAAAGATGGTGCTAAAAACCATTAACCAAATACAGAAAGACCTGAACTAATGGCACTGTCAATTCCCATCATCAGCGAGTTTCAAGGTGGCGGCGTTGACAAAGCCATCAAACAGTTTCAGCAGCTTGACGGCGTAGGCGCAAAGACAGGCTTCGCACTTAAAAAAGCGTTTCTGCCTGCCACTGCCGCGCTTGGTGCATTGACGGCTGGCATCGGTCTAGCCACAAAAGCAGCAATGGAAGATGAAGCCGCACAGCTCGAGTTGGCTCGCCAGTTACGCACCACGACACAAGCCACAGATGCACAGATTAAGGCGGTAGAGCAGTCCATCAGCGCGTTTAGCAAGCAGACCGCTATGGCTGACGATCAGCTGCGCCCAGCCTTGGCAAACCTTGTGCGCGCTACAGGCTCGCTTGAGTTGTCCCAGAAAGCAATGTCTGTCACTGCCGACCTTGCCACCGCCAAAAACATCGACATGGAAACCGCCAGCGTCGCAGTGTCTAAAGCTCTTGCAGGCCAGACTGCTGCGCTAATTAAACTTGACCCATCGCTTAAGGGCGTGATCGACTCGTCCTCGAGCGCCGATGAGATCATGCAGGCACTTAATGGCTCGGTCGGCGGCGCTGCCGAGACCTTTGCCAATAGTGCTGAAGGCGGTCTAAAGAACTTTGGCATCCAAATGGACGAACTAAAGGAAAGCATCGGTGCCGCGTTTATTCCTGTTATGGAAAAGATGCTGCCGCTAGTTCTTAACTTTACGACATTCCTGCAAGACAACACCACAGCCCTGCTAGTAGTTGCTGGCGCAATCGCAGCAATGACAGCAGCCATAGTTACCGCCAACATCGCTATGAAGGCTTACAACGCCTTACAGATCGTCATTACGGCAGCCAACGCTGTGCTGGCAGGCTCATTTACCACGGTATCGCTATCGGCTGGTGTGCTGGCTAAAGGCTTAGGCGTAGTCATGATTACTCTTGCCGCGCTGTACGAGCTTTACCGCGAAGGCCCTCGAGCAATCGCCGAGTTCATGCTGCCGTTTAAGCAGTTTGCTGTCGGCGTGTATAACTCGGTGAAGGTAGTTGCCAACGGTATAAACCAAATTATTAACGCCGCGATCATCGGACTTAATCAACTGATTAACGCGCTGAATGTAATACCGGGTGTCAGCATTGACCTGATACCGCTAGTCCCAATGCTTGAATACACGGCCTTGCCAGAACTAGACACCCCAGCTGCTCGAGGCTCAGGCTTTGCGCGTGAAGGCGGCACAGGGTCTATTGGTACAAGCCCAGTAGCAATGATTGAATCGGCTTTAATTGGTGCACCAGCACTTACCGCTGGCGGCAGTGGAAGCACCGTTAAACAAATATCAGACAACTACACATCTGGCAACAGCAAACTTGCCGACAACCTATTTACTAGCAATGCTAGAAACGCAATGCTTGCAGAATTAGATGGCGGCTCAAGCAGCATCACAGTCAATGTAAATGGCGGTCTAGCGACATCAGCAGACATCGGGCGAGCTGTAGTAAACAGCATTAAAGCCATGAACCGAGTGGACGGCCCAGCACAAATACAGGTCGCTTAATGGCTGCCACAATCGTCCAGTCAGGGTCTTACGATCTCACGATCGCTACAGGATTCCTTGTGGACGCGTTTACGCTTGACGACCCAGTGAAGGGCTTGCTCGACTCGACCGAGTTTGTCCTAGACGGCACTACAGAGTTTGCATCCGTAATTGACGGCGCTACAGGCATCAGCGTGTTCCGTGGACGCAGAGACATTGGCGACCAGTTCACTGCTGGCACAATGAGCTTCGATCTAAACGACACATTTACAGGCGGCATCTTTAACCCGTTCGATACACAGTCACCGTATTACGACACCGATCAGGCTGTGCCGGGTCTAGCACCTATGCGTAAAGTCGTGCTCAGCCGTGAAGGCGAGGAATTGTTTAACGGCTACATCGTGGACTATTCGTATAACTTCAATTTGGGCGGCCTCGATACAGTCAGTGTTGCTTGCGCTGATGACTTTTATCTGCTCAGTCAGACCTACATGGACGAGTTCAATGTCAGCGAAGAACTAGCAGATGTGCGAATAGAAGCAGTTTTAGACCTGCCAGAAGTAAACGCGTTCCAGTTGCCAGGACAACGAAACTTAGAAACATCAACTATCTTGCTAGGCGGCGCGTCCGCGTACACCGTCCCCTACGGCACATCGGTTGCTGCCTACATGGCAAAGATTAACGAAAGTGTGCAGGGTCGCATATTCTGCGCGCGTGACGGGGTGTTCACATTCCAAGATCGAATCGGGACTACTTTGTCTGCGCCAGCTGCCAGTTTCCACGATGACGGCACAAACATCCCTTACGACAATGTGGGCATTAGCTTTGAGGCCAACCAAGTGATTAACAGGGCGGCAGTGCAACACGCTGGCGCTACAGGCCCAGAAATCGCCGAGGACTTAACATCGCAGGCCACCTACTTTATTCAGACCACAGCCATCTCAGACGCGCTAGTCCACAACGACACAGCAGCCCTCGACCTTGCCAACTACCTGCTCGTAGGCCAGCCAGAGGCGCGCTACACCAATGTGTCCACCCTGTTTGCATCCCTTACCGATGCCCAGCGTGACACTGTGGCAGTCCTTGAGATCGGCGACACTGTTAGCGTAGAAAAGTCTTTTACCAGCGGCAACAGCATCACACAATTAGCTCAAGAACTAGCCATCGAGGGCATCCAACATGAGATCGACCTGTCTACAGGCCACAGGATCACCCTGTTTACTTCGCCCACGACGCTCGTCTTTGAGCTGATCTTGGATGATCTGGTATATGGCACAATCGACACAGAAAATGTCTTAGGATAAGGAGCACTTATGGGAGCAAACGCAGTAACCACAGTCCCCGTTTATACGGCAGGCGAAGTCCTGACAGCGGCAGACCTCAACATCACGAATTCGGGCATCCCCGTTTTTGCGTCAACTGTTGAGCGTGACGCGGCTTTTGGTGGCACAGGCGAAAAGGTACTTGCCGAAGGTCAGTTTGCTTATCTTGAAACTGGCAATGTGACGCAGTATTACGATGGCGCGGCTTGGCAGCCTGTCGGCGTTACGCCGGGTATGGTGCTTGTCAAAACGCAAACGATTGGCACAACTGTCGGAAGCGTCGCCGTTACTGATGCGTTTAGTGCTACTTATGACGCATACAAAATTGTTATTACTGGCGGCGTATCCTCGGCGTCTCCGGCTATTTTGCGTTTGACTTTGGGCGCAACTGTTACTAATTATTATTGGGCGCAAAACGGGCGAACTTTTGCCGATGTAGATAATTCGGGTGCTAGTAGCGGTGCTTCCGTTGCTTGGCGGGCGGGCGGTGCATCATCAAAAATACTTAACATGAATGTTGAGATTGTTGGCCCATTTTTAACCGAGGAAACCTATTTTTCGGCTCAATATGTTTTTCCTACAACAACAGGGTCAACTTTCAATGTTGCTGGATTTTTGGATAACACCACTTCATATACTGGATTTACTGTGACCCCAGACTCTGGCACACTTACTGGCGGAACTATTCGCGTCTACGGATACGCAAACAGTTAGGGCATGACATGACATACGAAGAAGCAATAGCAATGTACCCACACAATTCAGTACACATCCAAGTTGATGATGTCGTGCGCCCAATGACCCCAGCAGAATACGAAGAATTTATACAGCGTCAAGTAGACGCCGAACCAGTCACTACGGCGTAATGAAATGGCAGTACCTACTTGGCTGCACAATCCTTGTAGCAGTAGTGGCTTGGGGCTGTAGTGGATGCAGCAGCACAAGAGTCAACATTGAGCCGAACAGGTGCTTTACGAGAACGGCTTGCGATGTCGCCAGAGGATAAACACGCACGACTAATCCTGATAGTCGGCATCACGCTCTCGATCAGCTTTGCTGCAATCGTGCTTGGCTTCGTGTACGGCCTACTGTTCGTCAACCAGCCACTCGAGCAAGCCCCCAACGACGCAGCCTTCATCGACCTACTTTCGACCGTTGTCGTGTTCCTAACAGGATCACTTGGCGGCCTATTAGCATCTAACGGAATGAAAAAAGCCAAACAGACAGGGGCAACAAATGAAAGCCAGTGATAAAGCAATGATCTCGACCTACATCAACAGTGCCATTGCAGCAGCAATCGCGCTCTACATGTCAGGCAACACCGACCCGAACGATCTGCTAGGTGCAGCCATTGCAGCTGTAGCACCACTCTTCATCGGCTATGTCAACCCAAAGAACAAGGCTTATGGCATCGGCAAAAACCCCGAA